GAATGAATCGCGGAATACTTGTTCTGTAAAGTAACCTATGACACCGATTTCTTCGTCTTCTTCACCTCGTAATTGTTTTTCTAATCTATCAATTTCGTCATAATCTGGATCATCAGAATTTGTAATTTCTTTGATTTTGGCTCGAATTGTTTCAGCTTGTTTTGGATCGATCTTTGACTTCATAGTATCAACTTCGCTATTTTCTGGGTCAATTACTTCTTTATTATTAAATTTTTCTTGTCTATCTAATAATTTTTTAAGTTGGAATTTAAGTTTTTTAACTTCATTGGGAGTTTCGCTGAGAGATATCTGATCTTTAATATCTTTAATTTGTTCAGCTATACCGTAATTTGAAGAACGTCCAAAAACTTTATCAGCCTCTCTTTGAATTTCCAAAGATTCTTTTGTTTGCTTATTAATATGATACTGCTCATTTTTATATATTTTTATATTATAATATTTGTCAAACAAATCCCATTTTTGTTTGTCATCTCCCAACACTTGTTTTAAATGAGACGGATCATACCCAGGATATGAATCATTGTTGATAGCATCATCGCTTTCTTCTTCTTTTTGGATTTCCAAAGATTGATCCAACACATATTGTAAAAATTGTTTAAATTTTTCATTATTTATATTGGAAATCATATCACTAAATTGTTCGGGTGTTATTCCAACACCATCAGCAATTCGTTTATTGATTAAATCCATGGTGGCGACAATGTTTGCATCACCAACCAACTTTTGATAATAAATATCGTTTTTAATTTCAGTGTTTTGCGTTTTACCACTTGATGCCATCTTACTTTTACTAACCCATTTTCTAGGAGCATCGGATTCATCATAATCAATGGACTCTTTGATTTTTCTAATATTTATATTAACCTTTCCAGCGTATTTTATTGTTGTTAATACTGATAAAATATACTGAGCAAATCTAATGGGAGGTAAAAAATCATCTTCTTCTGTGTTTTTCATTTCTTCCGAATTTGCAAATTCGTCATCCATTTGTTGTTTTGATAAAATATTAATCTGTTTGATTAACGGTTTCGCCATTTCCAAAATTTTGAAAAATTCTTCTGGAGAAACTTTAAATTTTTTACCAAGTCTGTTGGCTCGTATTTCAGATTGTGGGTTGGTGGGTACATAAAATCCTTCAGGACTTCTTACAAATTCTTGAAGATTTTTAAAATTTAAGAGATTGTTTTTAAATTTTTTGGATTTAACAACATCTGGATTGTTTGAAACTAAAGATGTTATAAAAAATTCGTTTTTATATTGTGCTTGATGTTCTATTTTATATTTTCCTCCTGTTTTACCAGTAGATTTTGCCCACTCTTCTGCTTCTGCTCTATGAGCTTTGAAGTATTCAGTAGCAGTTGTCGCAATTTTAGAAATCGGTTCTTTGTAAATACTGTAATATAAATTTTTAACTATATAATTAATGAGTGGTCTAGACTCTAATTGAAATTTGCCAGCAGCCATGGATAAAATTTGAGAGTGTAATTGACTTAATTCATTCCAAGATGATGCATTTTCAGGATCACTACTAGCCAACTTTAACCAAATTACTGGTTTAGCCATCTCATTGATAACCTGAACCTTTTCCACCAAATAATCAAATCCGTAACTTCTCATAATTATACTTAGTAATCTCTTGTAATTTCTCTCTCAGATTCAGCGGATAATTTTTTCAATTTGCCAGTTCTTCTATTACCGTATTCATTTCTATCCAAATACTGCTTTACCAATTCACGATCCAACATTTTAGATTTTAAATCTTCCAAATTAATTTTTACCATATTATCATTGATCAAAGACACTACAAATGGACGAAGATATGCACCATAATGTTTTTTCTTAGCTTGTTGAATTTCTGGTGTTTTAATATTATCTGGGAGAAGACGATATATAAAATCCCAAATAGCGAATGTCGAAGCTGTAGTGAAACCTAAATCTATGAAAATCTCATAACATTCGTTGTAAGCCTGTTTGAGACTCATATTGGAAAGTTGATGTTTTGATACGCGATATTCTAAAATAATGTCTCCACATAGGTTTTGTAAATCTTCTAACATGTTATTATTTAGTTAAATAGTTACATGGAATTTGATAGAGAATATAGATTATGGATAGAGTCTTTCGATACTGTGTCAGATTTTATGATCAATCCAGAGCATTCCAATAAAACATACGAACAAATTTTTAAAGAATTTAAAAAATCAGGAGGTAAAAATATTGGATATGGTGCTTTTGGAATGGTGTATTCACATCCTAAGTGGCAGTATGTATTAAAAACATTTAAATCTGACGATTCATATCTAAAATTTGTCAGATATGCATATGACAACCCTCACCCGTCATTCCCAAAATTTTATGGGAAACCTCAGAGAGTTAGCCCCAAAATTCAATCAATAAATGATAAGAGATATTTAGTTCGAATTGAGAAGTTGAAACCGATTTCAAAAAAAGCATTTGATAAGATTGATTTTAGATTAGCGGATTTTTTTAAATTAATACATAATCCAGATGATGTATCTGACGAAGAACGTTATGAATTGTTAAACATGAGAAGTAATTTACGTCAAGTATCTAAAAGTGTATATAACTTATTAGAGGGGTTATATTTAATCAGATCAAATTTGATGTTACCAGAAGATTTACATGATGGTAATCTCATGGTGAGAAACGATGGGCAATTTGTATGGATCGATCCTGTAAAGGAGGAAGGTGAAATAAGTGAAATGGAAAATAGTCTAATGACTCCTGAAACTTTCCATGTTTTATATCAAATGATTGATAAAATTAATAGAAAATTTAAAAATTCTAAAGTTGAATTGGAAAGACATGATGATAATTTTTTCGATATTCATTTATCAATGACATTGGATATATCTAAATGTGGTATTAAAAATATTAATGTTTTATTGGATAATGAGGAAGAAATTAAAGAACTATTTGAAGATGGCGGTGATTTGTATTTTAATGTTGACGATATCCAATTTACTCCAAATAATATAAAAGTCGATTTGACTATAAAAAACATGGGAACTATGTCCAATGTGAGAGATGGTGTTGCTTATTTAGAAGATATACCTGATTATTTGATTTGGATGAATCAAGAATTTCAATCGGAATTATGTGATTTTCTATCAGAAATAACTGGAAATATTCGAGAATCCACTCTATTTGACAAAGAATACCGAAAAATTATTAAAGAGTTGACACATAGATAAAGCATGATATGATAATTCCATGTCAAACGTATCATCTAACATCGCCATTTTCACAGCTACGAAACGAAAAGATTGGGGATTCCCTCTTACTAAAACTTTAATGGAATATGGGTTGGATGAATTCGCCCATACTGTATTAAACAATACACAAGGACTTGCCAAGGTTTATAATGAATTCCTAGACATAGCCATCAAGGAGAAATTTGATTATGTGATGTTCATCCACGATGACGTTCATCTGGAACATGATCCTCGACCAAAGCTGGAGAAACTATTTCAGGAATTCGATATTGTGGGCGTAGCAGGGTGTTCTCAAGCAGAAATCAAGTCTCCTGCACTCTGGCATCTGATGGGGCAAGGACACCTACACGGTGCAGTAGCGCACAAGCACGGTGATAAAAAATATATGACCAGCTTTGGTGCTTATCCACAAAGAGTGGTGATGATCGATGGTGTTTTCATGGCATTCAATCGGAAAGCGATTGAAACTGTGCGGTTTGATGAGGATTGTCCATCAGGTTTCCACTTCTATGATCTTTGTATGCAACAAAAAGCTTTAGAAAAAGGCTTGAAAATTGGAGTAGGTGATGTTATGATTACTCATGAATCTCCAGGGTTGCGAGAATTCACTGAGGATTGGAAAGCTGGTGAGAAATATTATTTGGAGGTATACGGAAAATAATGATAGAAATTGATTTTGATTATTTTGAAAAGGTTCTGGTAAAGAACGCGATCACGAACGGTGCTTATCTGGCATCCATTGCTGATTACGTCCAACCGAAGTATTTTACTGATAAAAATATTGCGAAATATTTTGAGATTGTTACGGATTTCTATGAGAAACGGCAAGCTCTTCCCACATTTTCCGAAGTAAAGACGTATCTCACTACAGATGAACTCAAAACCAACTTCAAAAAGTTAATTGAATCATTCAAAGAGATTGATTCCAATCACAATCAGGATGAATTGTATGAGAATACTGAAAGATTCCTCAAGGAAAGAGGTATGTATCACTCTATTTTGGAGTCCGCAGAGGCAATTTCCGAAGGAGAAGCTGATACTGCCGAGATCGTAGAGAAATTTGAGAAGATTGCTGGTATCAATCTCAATGTTGATAAAGGAATTGAGCTTTATGGTGATGTTGAAAAGGTCATTGATGACATTTTGAGTGATGAAACCACCATTTCTTCCAAATGGGCATGGTTGGATGAAGCACTGGGAGGTGGATTCCAAGAAGCTGGCAAGGCATTGTATGTGTTCGCTGGTCAATCCAACATTGGTAAGAGTATTTTCCTTGGTAATGTGGCAGCAAACATGGCATCACAGGGTAAACATGTGCTTGTGGTGACTCTGGAGATGTCGGAAACACTCTATGCTAAGAGAATTGCGTCCAATGTGACAAAGATTCCGATGAAAGAGTTCCGAAATTGTGTTCCAACGCTTCGACATGCCCTTGAACAAGAGCATAAGAACACTGATGGTAGGATTTATATCAAAGAATTCCCCCCATCTACGATTACCCCCAAGCAATTGGGAGCTTTCATCAAGAAAATGAAGGATTCTGGTATCAGAATCGATGCTGTGGTGCTTGATTACATCACTTTAATGACTGCTGCTGGTAGTAACAGCTATGAAAAGGGTAAAAACATCTGTGAACAAGTCAGAGCATTGTCATATGTCTATAAATGCCCTATCATCTCAGCTTGTCAGTTGAATAGATCTGCTGTTGGACAAAATAACCCTGATATGTCAGGTGTTGCTGAGTCTTTGGCGATTGTTATGACTGCTGATGTGATTGCATCCATCTTCCAGAATGAAGAAGACCAAGAAATGGCAGTAATTCGTCTGGGAATGATGAAAAATAGGTTCGGACCGAGAGGAATGACACAAGCTATGAGAATTGATTACCCCACACTCACTGTGCATCAATCGGAAGATGATGAAGAAGAGTTGATGAATGATAATGAATTGAGTCTTTTGGAGAAGTTGAGCGACTAATGAATACCCTTGACAAATTTATAAAAAATTGTAGGTATGACATGTCAAAGTGTTTCGCTTGGGTTAATAGTGATTTGGATGGTATTGGTTCTACAGTCCTTCTAGGTAATTTATTTAAGAATTTTGAGTATCGCCACTGTTTTTTTGGCAAATTCGAGGAGCAATACCTACCTTGGGCTAAAGAAAATGCAGAAGATTATGATAAAATCTTCGTAGTCGGCATGGTTTTAGATCAAAATCTCATCAAAAAGATTGATGATCATCGTGTGGTGTTCGTTTCAGACCATCCTGAAGACTTTAAAACATGGGATTCCACCATGATTCAGGAAGAATGTTCATCTTGCACCAAGATGTTGTATAAAAAATTCAAAGAAAAGGTGGAATTTACGAAAGATTTGAAAAAATTCTTCCTATACGTCGATGATTACAATTCATATGATCTAAAACACGAAGAAACCAAGTATCTCAATGCTCTTTATCGTAAATCTGGTGGAAATCGCTTTATTAATTTTGTAAATCGCTTCTGGAACGGGTTTGACGGGTTCACTACCACAGAAGTTAAGCTTGCTGAAGGTTTTTTCAAGGAATTAGAAAAAGAATTGGAGCAAATTCAACTATTCACAGGAGAATGGGAAGGATTTAAGGTCATTTCCACGATTTCTAAGTTCTCCGTGAATGAATTGAGCCATTCCATTATGGAAAATTATAAAGGAGACGCTGTAATTGTAATGAACCCTGATACAAAATTCGTTTCTTTTAGAAAATGTAAAGGATCGGAGGTTGACATTGCTAAAATGGCTGGTAAGCTTTGTGACGGTGGTGGCGGCGAATGGGCATCAGGAGGCAAAATCACCAAGGAATTTTTGAAATTTAGCGAAACCTTAACGGAATTATAAATTATGAGTCTAGTAACATACGCAGAACAAGAGTTGGATCGTATTGGCATGACTGCCAATAGCGATGATGAAATGAATAAGAACATGAGGAATCATATCCTTCACATAGTTGATGAATTTGCTAAAGAAGGGCATAGTGGATTTTCCGCTTCCTATGCTTTAGAGTGTATTCAAAAATTATTGAAATTTGAACCATTGTCTCCATTAACAGGAGAAGATGACGAATGGAATTATGTTGGTGATTTGGGTGATGATCCTGTTTACCAAAACAGAAGATGTTCCAGAATTTTCAAAGGTAAAGACGGGAGAGTTTATGATATCGATGGTATTGTTTGGTATGAATGGTATTCCGATGAACATGATTTGGAACCTCGTAAAATAAATTTTACGAATATAGATTCAAGAGTATATATTGAATTCCCATATATTCCAAAAACAGAATATAAAGAACGAATTCAAAATGATCAAGAATTATGAGCTTTGATCCATCATCAGAAATTGTGGAAGAGGAAACAAATCACCTCTTTCTATGCTATTGTTCCTTTATAAATCATCTTAAAGGAAAAAAATTATCCATTCAAAATGTTTTCGTGACTACTCTCCAAGAAGAGAAACTGAAAACAATACTGAAAACGATATTGTCGCTTGATTCCGATCAGGAATTGGTTAGAGTATTTTTAGACTATGATCCTACTATTTCACGTAGTAAGTTCATTACGAAATACATCAACTCAGAGCAGAAAAAAAGAAAGAAATGACTGACTTTCAAAAAAGAATATACAATTCCCATCTCGCCATCTCCCGTAAAATGAGAGATAAACCATTTCGGATTAGAAAAGATTTCTCCGACATGGATCAAACCAAGTTAGATCGACTTGCTTCTTTAGAAAGGTTCTTCAATAGCTATCAGAATATTAAAATTGATGACTACTTCTCTGCCCCTTACGTTATTTTTGAGGATGATGACTATTTTGATTTGGATTTTTACTTGACTTCCAAAGCAAAGAAGGCATACTCTCAATACATGAAGAAAATTGAGATGGATGATCCTGATTCGGAAAGTTCCCTCAATCGAATGGTGGATAGCCTCAAATTTGTCAAAAATTTCTGTAGAGAAAAAAACTTGACTTTGAAAGAATATCCATTATATATTGAAGGAGCTTTACCGACCATGATTGACCATCTGAAGAACCATCATATAAATATGTATGCGCTTCATGCTTTAGGTGTTTCAAAAATCGAGGTAGAGAATCGTATTCTGGATTTTATTTTTTCAGATTTTTGGATCACGTTTCAAAAGACGAAGAACAAATTTTATCTGTCGAAAAAAATGAAGGAATTTTCAAAACAAGCAATTGACAAAATACAAAAACAACTACAATAACTAAACAACAAATGAGTACAAAAACAAAAAGCAAATTCGGTGCTGCGATGTTCGATTCGATCAAAGCAGCTTTAAACAAGGGTAATGATTCGTCTGGTGGACAATTCTCAAATATTATGAGTTTTCCTGCTGGCAATACATACACTCTGCGTCTGATCCCTAATGTGGAGAATCCTGAAAAGAGTCTCTTCCATCATTGGGTGAATGGTTGGAATAGCAAAGCAACAGGTTCTTATATGAGCTACATTGGTCTTCAAACTTTTGGTGATCGTGATCCGATTTCTGAACTTCGTTGGAAACTTTGGAAAAACTGGAAAGAAGCTAATCCTAAAGCTGAGAACAAAGAATACAAAGCAGAAATTGCTCAAAAAGAGCAGTGGCTTGTAAATGTTTACGTGATCAATGATCCTGTTAAATCAGAAAACAATGGCACTGTGAAGATTCTTCGTATGGGTCCACAACTCAAGAAAATTATCGACGATGCCACTGAAGGTGAGCGTTCCGATGAACTTGGTTGGGATATTTTCGACCCGACTAAAGGACACGATTTCAAGATCGTTGCTGAGAAGAAAGGTGAATACACCACATTTGAATCTTCGTTCATCACTACCAAGTCCAAGACTGTTTTGGATGAGGAAGAGATTGATAAGATTTGCGAGTCTCTTCATGATCTGGAAGCGGTTTATCCCGTGAAGACTTATGACGAGCTTCAAGAAGTTCTCAACGAACACTTCTTCGTTGGTGAAGAGAAAGAAGAGCGCAAGCCTCTAAAACAAGCCAAAAAAGAAGTAGTAGTCGATGAAGATGAAGATGACATTCCCATGGTTCATGTGAAGTCGAAAGCGGTATCAACTCCAAAAAAGAAAGTAGTCGAAGATGACAATGATGAAATTGATGATCTTCTTGCTGGATTAGATGACTAACCCCAATAACCCTCCCCATCAATCGGTGGGGAGGGTTTTCCCTTTAATAAATTATGAACAACATTCCCGAAGAAATTGAAGCAATGGCATTCCTGATTGGACAATCCAATCAGATTGATCAAATGATGGTTGACCGACCATCGACACTTATCACATCAGCGCAGACTTTGAAAAAAGGTATGAACGAGTATATCCAAACGCAAAGACAACAAGCTCCTCAACCTATTCAGTATCAACAACCCCCTCAACCTCCAGTTGTTAATTTACCACCCCAACAATTACCTCAAGTTCCCCAGTATGCACCAATGCCACAAAAAGTGGATGATGGGCAATTGGAATTTAATTTGGAGCCGACTAAAGTTGAGGAAATTATTATTTTGTTGAAAGAAATCTCTAATAAGTTGACAAAGCAGAATAGTCTGCTAGAAAAGACATATGCAAATCAATCTAAACAGAAAACCGTTTCAGAACCTGTTGTTAAGCTTGTCGCAAATAAGTGACACATGTGTTCTGGAGATGAAAGATGATGGCATACATGGTATTTCCTCTAGCGAGGATAACTCCATGTATGCTCATGCATATCTAAGAGGTGATTTTGAAGAAAAGAATCTAAATCTACCTTCTCTAAAAAAGCTTTCCAAAGCATTAGACATGGTATCATCTGATACCGTGAAGCTAAAGTTGAATGGAAACCATTTGGAGTATAAAGATAAGCAAATCAAATTCAAATACCATCTTCATGAAGAAGGTGTTATCACTAGACCAAAATTATCTCTGGAAAAGATTCGTAATTTTGAATATAACATCGAATTTGAGTTGGACTTTGATTTCCTTTCCAATATTCTCCAAAAATCTTCCATCACAAACACCAAAAAATTATATATCTTCACAGAAGATGGTAATTTGGTGTGGAAAGTAGGAGACGAGACTGTTCCAAACAGCGATACTCTGAGTATTGTAGGGGATGAAGTTGAATTTGAACTCAACTCTTTCATTCTGAAGATTGACAATTTGAAATTATTGTCTAAAGTATCGAAGACTGGTAATGTATTCAAAATCAATTCCAAGTTGGGAGTTGGTTGTATCGTCACGAAGAGTGGTGATTTTGAAATGGAATATATTTTTAGCTCATTAAAAAATTAATTATGAACGAAGAGACGAAATTACAAATAGAAGATGCAAGAGCAGCTATTCAAGCTCTTGAATATCAACAACAAAAAATTTACGAAAATGTCAAGAATTTGGTGAACCCTGATATTGAAGATTATCTATGGGATTACTGTTTCAATTGTGAAATTGGTGAAAAAACAGAATTCACTGAAAGAACCAAAGAAATTATTTATGGCGATTAATGAAATTACAGGAAAGGTTATTAAAACATCTCCTCAGAACTCAACATATGCTGAAGGATGGGAAAAAGTGTTTGCTAAGAAATCTGCAAACGAGTGGCTCAAGACTATGCCAGATGTCCAAATGATGAACCCTGATGGCTGGAGGCAGAATGATGATGTTGATATGGATACCCCAATCAAATGGTCTGATTTTCAAAAAAGATTAAACATTTCAACAATACTTTGTAAAATACCCAATGTATAATTTATTCTTAGACGATGTTAGAAACCCGAAAGAAGCATTTCTTTATGAGGAGAAAAAAATGTTGTGTGAATACTCTGATATCCCCAATGGTTGTTGGGAAATTGCCAGAAATTATGAAGACTTTGCAAAAATCCTTAAAGAAAAGGGATTGCCACGAGCAGTTTCTTTCGATTGTGATTTGTGTGAAGACCATATGGTTCATTACATGAAAGAAACAACACGGTCTGAAATTTATGAATGGGAAAATTTTAATACCAAATGCGGTATTCACTGTGCCTATTACTTTAAATCATTATTAACAGGTGACGAAGATATTAAAATCTATATTCACACTGCAAATCACGTAGGAAGACGAATCATTAAACAAATATTATCATGCTAAATAAAATTTTCATAGATCTTGACGAGACATTAATATCGGGATCACCATCATCACGAAATTCAATCGATTGTGATTTCGCTATTACATTAGAATACGGCGGTGTTTACGACATCAAAGTCCGACCATCAGCACTCGATGTCATCAACTTGGCACGTAGCTATGTTGGATCTAATAACGTGTATATATTAACAATTGCGACTAGAGAATACGCAACAGAAATATCAAGATTAGCTTGTTTCGACTTTCCTTCTGAAAATATAATTCCCAGAGAGGATATCCACCAAGCAACATATAAGACATTATACGGTGGTATGAATTATGGGACTGATACTAAAATATCAAATTCTGATAATGTTTTGATTGATAATCTTCCTACCAGAGAGAATGAGCGAAAAATGATTTATATTGGTATTAAACCTGATCGTTATCTCAGTATCACGCCTTATTACGGGACGAATTTTGAGGATGACGATTTCTACTCATCAGTAGAAGAATTTCTCTTGCAAAAATCCAAATAATAGTAAATATTTCTATGAAGAATAATATTACCACACAAGGTTATTTTGTTAAAAGATTGAGAGATTCTGGTTTCATCGTGGTCAAATTGTTTGATCAATACGGTCAACACGATCCTCGTAAATGGTCTGTGATGGTAGATCCGAGTAATACATCTGTAATGATCACTTGTTATCAAAATAAAGAGTTCAAAGGTGATATTTTATTCGAGATTAATGACGGTGGAAATCGTTTTATTAAAAATTTCAACCTTAAAACACAAAGTATGGAGATTATTATCACTATTTTGATTGAAAAGGGTGTCGGGCAGATCGAAGAAAATTCAGTCTATAAAAAAGACTAAATAATATTATGGAAAAGGGAGAAGAACCCCCTGATGAGGTATTTGTTGATGAAAGAGTATTGGAAATTCTTAGAGAATCTTTAAAACAAAAACTCAAAAGAGATAGAAAAGGTAGCAAAAGCGTTATTAAAAATGCCTTAAAAGCTACAATGCAAGAATTTTTAACATGTGGTAAACTTATTGGGTATGATTTGGATGGAAATGTTGTGGAAATCTCATTCCATTCCAATAAACTAGAAGATAACGCCATGCAGAATCTCTTCATTCAAAAATTTGGGGAGTTCATGGCTAACAAAATGAATATACAAGATGATTTTTAATTTTTTAAAACCAAAAATAAAAAAAGGCGATGTCTATGCTGTTCAAGCAGGAGACTTCGTTGGTCAATTCTTTAATTTTATTAAAAAAGATGGCGACGAATACGTTTTTCTTTCCACACCAATGATGGAAATCCAACGAGTCCCGAAAGAAAAATTTGACTTTGCAAAAGAACAAGGTATCATTGAATACATTGAAAATCTTCCAAGAAATATCTTCCAAGTTATCGAAGCGGAATATCAACACCAATCAAAAAAGATTGGTGGAGATTCCAAGTGATTACGTTGTATCCAAATTTTACGAATTTGGGTATAAAGTAAGTCATAATACTCATGGGAACACGTATAATTGTTGTTGCCCTATCTGTAGAGAAGGGAAAAGCTGGGGTCATAAGAAAAGATGCTTCTATATTCCAGAGAATGATAACATTTTTTGTCATAATTGTGGGTGGTCATCCAAACCTTACAAATGGATTAAGGAAGTTTCAGGAATGTCATTCAATCAAATAGTCGATGAGATTGAAAAAGGTAATTTCGGTATGATAAATGTGATGGATTTAGAAGAAAAAGAAGAAAAACCAAAGACTACATCGTCTTTACCAGTGGATAGTATTAATTTATCTGATAAAAATCAGACAGATTACTACAAGAATAATAAGATTGTCCAAAAAGCCTTGGATTATATCAAGGAGAGACGATTGAATAAGGCTGTAAACCGTCCTGATGCATTCTATTTGTCGTTGAAAGACCGTGTGCATAATAATCGTCTAGTGATACCATTCAAAGACGAGTCAGGTAAGATAATCTATTACCAATCCAGAAGGATTTTGGATGATGAATCTCCAAGTTACTTGTCAAAAGACGGTGGAGATAAAAGTGTCTTCGGTATCGAGCGAGTATCGTCTGACTTAGATAAGGTGTTTATCATTGAAGGACCGTTAGATGCTTGTTTCGTAAAAAACGGATTAGGTGTTGGAGGTATTACTAAAGGTGAACAATTGTTTACTTTTAGTCAACAAGAACAAATGGATGGTTTAAAATTCTTTGAGAGAATTTGGGTGCTTGATAGCCAATGGATCGATAAGACCGCACGAGAAAAAACCCTAAAGCTCATAGAGATGGGGGAGAAAGTCTTTGTATGGCCTGAATACGATGGGAAACGATTCAAAGACATAAATGCCGTATGTATGGCTTATGAAATGAATGAATACCCAACAGATTTAATTCTGAAGAACACCTATAAAGGGTTGGGAGCAACTGTGAAGATGAAATTGATCAAATGATCGATTATTTATTCGCGTTTTTTAGCAACGGACATATCAATCGCATTGGTGAATTCACCAATATTATTCAGAATTCTTTCGATTGATCCTAATTCACTCGTCAAATCTCCAATAATGGTGTTATTACGTGATTGTGAAATGGATGCCAAAACAGTATCTCTCAGATAACTATCAATTTTTTCCAGATTTAATTTCCAACTTTCGACAGTGGAAATCATTTGCTGATTTTGAGAATCTCCACCATCATCCATGCCAGCCATAACATTTGGATCTGCTTCTGTATCCACACCATATTCATCAAGATTGATTCCATCATCTAATTGTC